AACTACTTTGGGATATAAATAATGGTGAAACATTATGCCCCTATTGTCATAAAGAAACGGAATCTTATGGCAATACTAATAATTAAAATTTGAAGTATGCAAAAAATTATTTCAACAAAGGACAAATTTGCCAACGGTGTGAAGACCATTCGAGTTTTCGATCACTGTTGGCATCTTTGACTAGCCCATCAATATGAGTTTTTGAAGGTACCGGGAATTGAGACATCTTGGTTAATACAACATAGACGTGGATATTCTGAAGTTCCTCGTGGAGACATGATTAATAAATTTAATATCAAAGAAGTACCTGAGTATGTCCCGGGTGAACATGATGTTGCAATTTTACATTTAGATCAACAATGCCTTGAAGATGGTTTATGGGATAGAGGCAAGGGTTCTCTTTATCGTGAACTTAATGAAGTAATTACAGATATTCCAAAAATAGTAATAATGCATGGGACACCATATTATCCTGAAATGTATAGTAATGATATAAGAAAAGAAAATTATAAAGAATTAGGATATACTGAAAAACAAATAGGTTGTTCAAGTTTATTAATTGAAAAAGTAAAAAGACAAATTGGTGATAATATAGTTGTAGTAAACTCACATCGTGCAAGAGAACAATGGGGATTAGGTCAAACAATTATTCATGGTATGGATCAAGATGAATGGTTGGATTTACCAAAAGAACCAAGAGTAGTGACGATGATCAGTCCGGCTGGATTACCAAAATATTATGATAGAACTTTTTTATCTACTGTTAGAGAGATATTAGAAGAGAAAGATATTTTTCATTGTCATATAACAGTTGACGCACAATTTAAAAATTGGGATGGTTATCGAGAATTTTTAGGTCGAAGTTTATTATACTTTAATCCAACAAAAGAAAGTCCAATGCCACGTGCAAGGACTGAAGCAATGTTGTCTGGTTGTTGTGTATTAACAACACCATCACAAGATGCAGATACATTTATACAAGATGGAGTAAATGGATTTTTAGTAAAAAGAAACCCATCGAAGGTAGTGGAATTAATTGAAGAACTATTGGATGATTATCATAAGACAGTTGAGATAGGTCAAAAGGGAAAAGAAACAGCATTAAAATTATTTCAGGGTGAAAGATATAGAAATGAATGGAGACAATTATTAGAAAAAGTAACAGGTATTAAATAATTAAATACATTTATATGAAAACAGGAATTCTTTTGTTTGAACAATTTCATGGTAGAAAAAATATTGGTTCATCTAGAATTAGAGGACATTGGCTTGCAAAGCATTGGCCAGAAGCAGAACTTTTTAAACAAGGTCAAAAATATGATGTTGTAATTTATCAAAAGGCATATTTTATTGATCATGCAAAAAAATATAAAGGAATTAAAATTTTAGATCTTTGTGATCCAGATTTTATGTGGTGGAATTATAAGATAAAAGAAATGTCTCAATATGTTGATATTATTACCACCTCAACAGAAAAATTAGCAAAAACAGTTAGGGGGTTTATAGATAAACCAGTGTATTGTATTCCAGATAGATTAGATTTAGATTTTCATCAATTAAAAAAAGTACATCAAGGAGTGGCAAAATGGGTGGTGTGGTATGGTTATTCAGGTGGTTTTGATATGATAAAACCAATTATGCATTTTTTAAAAAAATATAACTTAAATTTAATTGTAATTTCAGATAATGAATTTACACCTTCTACTGCTTATGAGACATTTGTAGATGTTGAAAATATTAAATGGGATTTAGAAACAGTTAATCAAAATATATTAAAGGGTGATATTGTAGTTAATCCAAAAGGTAGAAAAGGTAAATGGAAATATAAATCAAATAATAAAACACTTTCAGCATGGGCACTTGGTATGCCAGTTGCTCATGACATTGACGAATTAAAATTATTTTTAAATGAAAATGAACGTATTAAAGAAGCTGAAAAACGTATAATAGAAGTAAAAGATAAATGGGATATTAAAATTTCAGTAACTGAATTAAACGAAATAATAACTAATTATGTTAATGATCGATCCTCTAAATAAAGATAATAAAATAATTGAATATGTGTGGCATTGTCCAGACACTGAATGTAGAAAAAACGGTACCATTTTATTAAAAACAGAACAACCGTATTTATTAGATGGTATAATCAGATGTCCAAAATGTCATAAAAACCATTGTATGTGTGATGTAATGTCTTCAAATAAACAAAATGTTAAAAAGTATTTAAGCAAAAAATAGTTATTAACAGGTTATTAACAGTTTTGCCTATTTACAAATTTTTTAATGTATGCTATACTGTATATATATAATTGTAGCTTTATATACAATAGGTTAAATACACGGAGATTTACGGGTTTTCGTTAATATATAAGCCTTTCTTACGGGATAAATTAGAATTTTATTCATGAGAAAGGTTTTTTTTTATGTCAATTATATCAAATATTAGTGATAAACTCAAACAAGTTTTTAGAAGTTCGATACAAGATACTTCAAATAAGGTACCTCAAATCACAGGTTACGATACTCAGACCTATGGTTATAACACATCTAGTGCTAAACAACGAGAATTTCTTCATGAAATGAAAGGTTGGGTAGGCTCGTGTGTTAATGTGATTTCTGATGAAATTGCATCTATTGATATTAAATTATATCAAAATACAAAAAATGGTGTTGTCGAAATTGAAGAACATGATATTTTAGATTTGCTTTTTAAAGTAAATGATTTTACTACAAAATTTGATCATTTTTATTTAACACAAGCATTTTTAGAATTAGTTGGTGAAGCACCCTGGTTTTTAGAACGAGAAAATAATACAATTACAAATATTTATTTTTTGAAACCAGATCGATTAACACCTGTTGCAGGAACTGATAAACTTATCGAAGGATATGATTATGAAATTAAACAAGGTGAAAAAGTAAGATTAGCTGCAGAGAGTGTTATATTTTTAAAATATCCAAATCCAGCAAAACCATTTAGAGGATTAGGAACATTAGAAATGGCAGCAAAAATTGTAGATATTGATAATTATTCAGAAGATTGGAATAAAGGCTTTTATGAAAGATCTGCAAGACCTGATTCTGTTTTATCTGTAAAAGTAGATCAATTATCTCCTGAACAAATGGATAAGTTAAAGGAGAGTATTAAAGAAAATTATAGAGGATTAAGAAAAGCACATGAGACAATGGTCTTATTTGGAGATATGAAATTTGAAAAAATGGGATTAAGTCAGAAAGATATGGATTTTCTAGAACAACAAAAGTTTTCTAGAGATAAAATACTTGGTATTTTTAGAGTTCCGAAAGCAATTATTGCACAGACGGATGGTGTTAACTTTGCATCTGCAAAAGTATCGGAAAGTATTTTTGCAAAATATACAATTAAACCTAAGATGGAGAGATTAATACAGCAATTGAACGAATTTCTATTACCATTATTTGATGATACTGAAAATATGTTTTTAGATTTTTCAAATCCTGTTCCTGAAGATGAAGAATTAAGAGCAAAATTAAATACAGAAGGAATCGGTGGTGGTTGGATGACAATCAATGAAGTTCGTGAAAGAGAAAATTTACCAGATGTTGAAGGCGGTGATTCAATTTATTTACCACTTAATCTTTTCCCAATTGGTGATAGTAAAGACGAGGTCAAAACAATTAAAATGAATATTAAAAAAGGTGCGAAAGAAAAGATAATTAAAAAACAAACAAAAAATAGAATACGAGAAATGAGAGCACGTAATAAAATGTATCATGCAATTGATGATATTAAAAAAGAAATTAAAGTTAAAATAAAGGAAGTAATGATAAAAGATGGTATAACAAAAAAAGATCTTATAAAATCAAACAATAAAAAATCAGCCGAACGAATCCGAACATTATCAGATGATCAAAAAACAGAGTATTGGCAAAAGAAAAATTTAATCTTTAATAAATATATACAACCGGTTCGAGTTGCAATTATTGAATTATTTAAAAAACAAGAACAAGAAGTGTTATCAAGTTTAAATAAATTCAAATCATTTAAACTAGATTCAAATACTGTTTATAATAGTATTAAATTAAACGATGTTAAAGAAGCAAAAAGAACATTGGTATTAACACTACCAATTTTTGAAGAAATTTTTAAAGAAGCAGGTGATGAAACTTTTGAATTACTTGAATTAGAAAGAGAAATGGAAATGAGTAGAGATGTTGTACAAGAGTATATGGGTGATCAAAATAGAATTTTATCAAAAGGAATGACAGCGACTACAAATAATGATATAAAACGAGAAATTACTAAGGGAATTGCAGAAGGAGAAAGCTCAGAGGTGTTAAGTAAACGACTTGGAAAATATTTTGATAGAGCAAAAAGTTATAGAGCAGATAGAATTGCAAGGACTGAAGCAAATAGATATAACACATCAGCATCTGAACAAGCATTTATTGATTCAGAAATAGTTGAAGCAAAACAATGGTTTATAAATCCTACCGCATGTCCAATTTGTATACCGATGGATGGCAAGACTATTGATTTAGGTGGTAATTATTTTAATAAAGGTGATTCGCATGTGACCTCAGAAGGTGAACCATTTCAAGTTGATTATGATGATGTTAAATCCCCACCTCTTCACCCTAATTCAGTTTGGGATGGAAGTTCTTTAGTTTTTACACCAAAAGGGGCAAAAAGAATAATGGATATAAATATTAATGATTTAGTATTGACACATACTGGGAAATTTAAAAAAGTTTTAGCTACACCACAAATGAAAAAAACTGGTAAAAAATATAAGATTTTTGTTAATGGTCAAAATATTAGTTTAACTAATGAGCATGAAGTAATGACTTATGAAGGATGGAAAAGAACAGATGAATTAACTATAAATGATTCTTTGCAAATGTTTTTTGACAAATGTAAATGTGGTAAAGAAAAAATAGTATATAAATCAGTTTGTGGAAAAGACTGTAAATTTTATAATGAAGTTATCACAACAAAAGCTCATGAAATGTTAAAAAATAAAGGACATTATAAAAAAGATAATTCATATTTATTTGGTGATACAAATCCTGGAAATACATTAAAAAATAGAAAAGATAGTTCAGAACGCATGAAAAAAAATAATCCAAGTAGAATTCCCGAAGTTAGAAAACGAATGACGGAAAGCTATAAAAAAACGATGTTAAAAAATCCAGAAAGACATCCAAATTATATAATGGCACAAAAGGGATTTATTAGTAGTTTGGAAAAAAGTATGAAAAATATCTTAGATGATTTAGCAATAACA